CTCTCCGTCTTGTTTTTGATTATGTTCATTCCTTCTTTGCTCTTTAGTATGGAGTAGATTTTAGATATTTGTTTCTCTTTGTCTAAAGGTTTTTGATGCCATGTTTCTGTAAAGTTTACACCGTCTTGTTGCATATCCCCAAAGTCGTTCCCTATAGGGAGGTTGATGCGGAGTTTGTTGATGTCAAAATAATTTAAAAGTTTAATAAAAATTTTAATAGCCGCATGGAGTCCAACGTTAGACTTATCGTTGTTGGTTGCAATGATAATTTGATCCAGTTCGTGAGAAAGGAGGAATGAAATTTGCTTAGAACTCAGATCTAGTCCGCCAATAACTAAGTGGTTTAAAAATTTGTTTTGCGTCAACGCAAGACTATCCCCAATACTTTCGACAATAATGATTTCACGACGATCCTGAATGCACTCTAAAAAAGGACGAGAATCCCCCGAGGTAATGCATGCAGGGTAAAGCCAGTTAGATTTACGCCCCACGTGCTTCCATTTAGGAAATTCTGATTCGCTCTTCCAGCGCAAATGACGCCCCGTAAAACCAATGATTTGAGATGGGTCGTTTTCGTCAAAAATAGGAAAAACAAATCTGCCGTTGAGTTTGCCTGCTGTGGCCAATCCTCCTTTATATAGCTTTAACGTTAAAGTTGAGATCTCTTTATCGTTGTAGAATTTAAAATGTGGTAGAAGTTTGGATAGGTATTCTAATGAGTAGATTTCGTCCATTTGGATTTTAACTTTTTGATCTTCTTTTTCAAAAGTGCTGGGGGATTTAGCTTCGCCAGAAGGCTGGATGTAGCGAGACAGTATTTTTTTATCCTTAGTTCCTAGGGTTTTTTCAACTAAGGCTTGAAAGGGTAAAAAGGAAGTCCCTTCGACATAATCACGCCAAACCCCAGAATCTTTATATATTTGTATCGCGGTAAAGTTGTTGCCATTACGCCACAATGCGTTAGTTTGCCAATAGGGTCCACGGTCCCGTAATTTGAACCCGAGTTCGTTAAGTACCTCTCTAATATCTTCGGTTTCCATTAACGTAAAAGCTCAGGAATAAAATCATCAACAACGTTTTCGTCAGCGTCAAGCTCACCATTAACGTCTAGGGCTCTGACCAAATCAACCATGTCGCCACGCTCTTCCACGTTGAATCCGTCCATTTGCAAATTGATAGCGTTCTTGCGCAAGGAGCCGTCTGGCATTCTAACAGGGTTGATAGCTCTCATGTATTCGGCGCCTAGGTGGCGAGATTTTACGTTGATTAATTTATGGGTGCCAAAGTTTGGTTCGTTAGCTGTCTCGTCTAATGTTTTTTGTCTTAAAATAAACATATGAGAACAAAATTGAGTGATGCGATCTGACAGGGAGACAATGCTTTCGTTATCAACGACATCTTGCGCTTGACGATTGTTAACAATGCCTTGGCGATTGCTTTGTACAGAAGTAATCATGGGAATGACGGGGCCACCGTCGCTTAAAATTTCTTTTTGAATAGTCTTTTTAAATTTATCTACCATCTCTCCAACAATTTGCCATTCTGATTTTGCGCCATTGTTTTCAAACGTGGTTTTAATATAATCAAAAGAAAAAATCATAGGGTTTCCGCGACCAATCTTAGAGTAATAAAAACGACGCAAGGTAGCCGTCATGTTATCGACGCTCATTCCTCCTACGTTATAATAATAAAACTTAATCTTTTTTACTTGCTTCCAAACTGCGCGAACCTTATTAACAATTTCTTCGCCTGATTGTCTCCATTGACCTGTTTCTAGTAGATTTGCTGATACTCCGCTTAACGCTGAACATTGGCGCACGATCAGTTCTTCTTTGGACATTTCCCCATTATCAAAATGCAACACAGGGACATTATATTGAGAAGATACCTTGGTGCAGAAATCCATACAGAAACGGGTCTTCCCGACGCCTGAGCGGGCCACTATGACCGTTATGTTACCCGGGCGTAACAATGATCCATAAATATCATTAACGCGCTTATACGGGCTCATGAGGCCAAATTCAGTAACAGGGTTATTGCCTCTAACTTCTATCCATTCCTCCATCTCATCCGAAATATTGACAGGGCTGTTAGGTCCAGCGTCAAAGAAGTTTATTTTTTCATTAAAGGTGTTATCTGCGCCCTCTATGATGTCGTTATAAGGCACAGAGGGTGACATTTTGCGCATAGAGTCAGCCACTTTTTTTGCCCCTTCAAAAATCTCACGTCTAACTGTATACTTTTTTAACTCTTGAGCTATCTTTTCTACATTATCCGAGGAAACTTTGCGAAGCGCAAGGGAGTGTATGTAATCGGAGATCTTAATGTCACTAGGAAAACTAATGTTAAGCGCATCCACTCGCTGTGACAAAAGCACCTCATCCATTTTTTCTGCGTTCTCAAGAGCTTGGCGCAGAACGTAGAAAATTGTTTTATTTATGGAGTTTTCATCTGCACAAAAATCATTTTCGTTGATAAAGCTAGCAATGTTTCCGTACTTGTCGGGATGCTTTATTAACGCAGCAAGCAAATGCTGTTCAAGCTCTAAAGAAAATATCATACAACCACAACTTTAAGTGACAGGAAGGAAAAAGTCAAGCAATATCTATGAAGGGTTCTCTTCAGACAAAGCTTTTTCCCCAAGCTCCATATCATCCAAAAATCTCTCTAAGGCTTTTCGTAGCCCCATTTCTACTATTTGGGAACCTATTTTGCATTGTATAAGTGGACGCCCGTCTTGGGTAACGTAGGCTAGAATAAAGCCACCGTCGTCCCCATCTCCTGTAAACTCGAAGAGTTTATCTAGAAAACTATTAGGAATAGTAAACTCTTCTACTGGTCTATCTGGAAGATCGTCTCGCATGTCCATATAATTACACTATTTCTTTGTATAAAGAGTCAAAGTCCAGCTGGCCTTCGTGAACCTCGAGTAATTTAATATTATTTAAATCGCAAAAAGCTAATTTTTCGTCATCTCTTTTTAATTGGTCCAAATAGTTCATTTTATTACCTTTGTGAAAGAATTTATTATACTTTGTGTGCTGGTTCCCTTGTACTTCTATGGCTATATTTTTAGTTGCGTTATAGAAATCTATTGTTAAGCGCGTACCCACTACAGGAAACTCTTCGAACACTACGTCGCCATCCCAAAAAACTTTTAAAAAATCTTTAACTTTACTTTGTAATTTACTGCGACTATGTTTTTCCCAGTTAATCAAGTAAATAATGGGACGCTTAATCTTGCGCCTCTTTCCTAGAAGGGTTTTAAATGTCATTCTAAATAGAAAGAACCATCTTTTTAAAATAATGCATCAGGTGTTCTTTGGCTTCCGGGCTCTCTTCTAGGAACTTATCAAACTGATTTTCTCCTTGTATTTTTTCAGGAAAGTCAATTTTGGCTTCAGACATTATATTGAGTAATTCGGGATCAAATTCTATCCAACCTGCTCCTTTTCTGTGAGCAAAATCCCATAAAAATAACATATCCAAAATTTCTTTTTCTATCCAAATGCTTTTGCCTCCTTTGCGGCCATAAAGGATAGGGTATTTAATGACTGCATTAGTCTTTTCGTTAGGGCTTTTTTTGACTGTGATTTTAGCGAAGTGACCAACAATTTTATTCTTATCAGGGTCGTGCTTCTCTCCCGGCTTCTCTAGTATCCAATCTTTTTTAAAACGCGGCTCAAATTCAAGAATAAAATTAGCAAAATGTAACAAAGCGTTGCCTCCTGTAGCTGTGGTCTGCCGAATAGGAGCCTTGCTGTAAGGGTCAAGTTGAATATCAGCGCGAACCTGAGAAACAAAAAGCGCCATATGCCCTCGTTTGGTCAAACCAATACTCACACGCTTCATAAAATCTGCCGCAATAACAGCTCCCCCTGCAACTTTTCTTGACTCCTCAAAGGTTTTAAGGGTGTCGCCCTTAGAAATCAAGCCATCCACTGAATCTAAGATGAAGCAATAGCGGGTATCGTCTGAGTTTTTTCCAACCAAGAGGCGTAAAGCCTCCACTACGGTTTCATAAATATTACATTCAAACACAAAGCAATTTCCAGCCTCCCACTCGTCTTCGTCAAAAACGAACTTCACTCCTGAGCGTTCTCTCATTTGTTTAGTGAGGCGTCCCTCTGCTTTAATGTAAAAGCCACGTGAATTGGGAACTGTGTGGAGGAAATTTTTCATCACCTCTAAGGCTTCAGATGTTTTGCCTCCTTCGTTTACGCCTGTAAAACGGTGTAGTCCCGGGCCCAATCCTCCGCCTAGCGCAAAATCTAATTTTAGGCTGCCGCTAGACACTTGGTAGTCGTAGCTTTCTTCATAATTGTAATGGTCTTTTTCAGTTGATTTTAAAAAAGATTTAATTAAGTCATTAGGGGATAATCCTTTAGGTGTTTCTTTTTTTGTTCTAGCCATTGAGAAAATCTTTAAGTGTTTTGGTTTGGGGTATCACACGATCAGTGCCTACCTTCTTCCCTAGGGAAATAGTTTCGGGAGTTGTTATTTTAAGGTGGAATTCTTGATATTTTGTTTCCAGCATTCGGTTGAAAGGCAACGCATAAAATTGGGCAAAGCTATTCATCTCTTTACCAAAATCTACTTTGTGCCAAAAGTCTTCATTATTATATTTTTGCATCAATCTTTTCAAGATCATCATCTCTTTTGCCCAGAATTTTTTCTTCTCGTATTTTGGGGCAACAAGGTGCTTTCTAACCACGTCTTGAATTCTTCTTTTAGGTTTTTTCTTTTGGGCCATAAATTTTAAAAACGGAATATGAATCTACTAAGTCTGTATCCGAATGCTTAATATAACATCTAGCGGGCTGTTTTGTCAACCATTTTTT